GGGCATACAGCGTAAAACGGTAGGTGCTCTCATAGGTCAGACCGTGTACGGTGTAGGCACTTATATTACATCTGCTGGACAAGAGATTATTGTTCTAGTTGTTACGAATGGTTTGTACACATACAATCCAGAGACAGAAACGCTTTCTTCAAAGGTTAATTTTCCTACTGGAGAAACAATCGTTACACAAGATGGCTGTGAGGTTGTTGCGGCTGTTGATGTTATGTTTATATCAAGAGGCTTCAGTAAGCGTCCTCTTATGTGGGATTTAAATGTAACCATTACTGCATTGCCAGCCTTTCCAACAGCGGGATATAAGTTTCCAAACTGCACAAGTTTATTGTACTATGCAAATAGGCTCATTGCACTAGGAAAAGATTACGCTTCTGCGACTATCAGAAACTATGACACGATTTCTGTCAGTAATTTCTTAGATTACCAAGAGTGGGACGCTGTCGATGCGTTCACGGTAAATAATGGTGGCAATGACCAAACAGTTGGCGTGTCTGCTTGGACGCTGAATGAGTTCCTTGTGTTTATGCGTAACAGCATATTCTATATCAGCGTTGGGGCTTCTAGATATATCACGGGAGACGGGCTGTCTGCGACATCTTATATCAAGACGCTGGCTACTGACATCGGTTGCTCTGCTAAGAAAAGCATTGTACAGGCTAGTGGTGGAGTATTTTTCCTGTCTGATAACGGTGTTTATTTTCTTCAGCCTCAGCCCGCAGCCGCTGAGTCATTAAAACTAATGACCTTGGCTGACCCAGTTTCAGCACCTATTGATGACATCATTCAACGAATTAACCGTACCTATTCTCACCGTGCTGTTGCTACCTATTGGAATAATAGATATTACCTTGCAGTTCCGCTTGACACATCTATTGTTAATAATGTTGTTCTTGTATATAACTTTATCTTAAAGAACTGGGAATCTGTAGACACCTTCCCTGCTGGATTTGATGTGTTTGAGTTCGTGATTGCTAAAAAGTCCAATCAGAGACGGATGTACGGGGTAGACAGCACCCAAGGGATTTTCTTGATGGAGCAACTTGATTTGGATGAGTACGGGGCTTCTACGGGAACTCCGTTGCTACCGTTTTATCTTCCTGCAACGCTGTCAGCCGCCTCATTTCAAGGAAACGCTATCAATGCTATTTTAAAGACTAGAAACTACTCATTTGGTACTATTGGAGAGAAGCGTTTCAGCACCGCTGAGGTAGATATGGTTTCTGATGCTGGTAGCCAGATTATAACTTCTGCGGTTGTCACCAACCCAGACGCAACAACAACCGTTGACACATTTGGATTTGCAACAACTGAGGACTCAACACGCAGAAACCCTATCAGAAAACTAGGTACTGCAATACAACTAATCTTTACATCTTTTAATCTCCGTCCTTCTATTCGGTCAGCGTATGTATATGCTGTCCAAAAACTAAAGACCAACCAATCTAGAAAATAATATGACACAAATCTCTAAAGGCGATACTTTTGCAGATGGACAACAGGTTACTGGTGCTCGCCTTAACCAACTCGTTGATTCCTCTACGCTCCTTGCTGGGGCTATCACAGACCAGACCGCCCTGACTGCCGCCACGGTTGCGGTAGATGATGGAGTCCTTTTATCAGATACCTCTGCGTCAGCCCTACGCAAGGCTACCGTGGGTGACATCCTAGGCTCTTCGTTACCCGTGGTGGCATCATCTGTCACGGCAGGCTCTGTGGTGACCTCTGTGGTCAACGCAGGGGCTAACAGCGACATCCTAGTCACCCCCAATGATGGGGTTGCCGTAACGGGTAAGGCTTTTGCCTCGGCTGACGGAATCACGGCAACGGTCACCTCCACGGCTCACGGGCTTGTGGCTGGGATGATTGTCAATATTACTGCTACTGTGTCTGCGTACAGCGGTCAGTATCAAATCCTAGTCCCAACTGTAGACACATTCACATACAGCGTCCTGCCAACGACCACAGCGTCAAGCGGGACTTGCTCGTATACCCGCAAGGCTTCTAAACGCATTGCTGGCAACCTCGTTGTTTCTGGAGAGTCTGACATCGGTGGCAATGAAACCATCGGTGGCAATCTGCGTGTTGTTGGTAATGCCACGATTAATGGAGATGTAAACCTTAATGGAGATGTAAACATTACAGGAACTATTAAATACAACGGAACTGCTGTTTTTGGTATTTATGAAATAAGTCAATACACAATGACTTATACACCTACTGGTGGATTAAAATATACTTCTCCTGTTTTTACAAAACCTTCTGATGAAATTTGGGAATTTGAAGTGTATGGAAACTTTAATGCAGAATACAGTACAAGTGGAACTGGAGTATTTGGATTCTATAAAAATGATGGTACAACTTTGTATTATTTTGTCCAATCTTCAAATTATGAATCTGGTGCATATGGCAAATGGTATGTTGTTGCTGGAACTGCTTTAACTTCAGAAACAATAAAAATGATTACAAGTGGAGTCCAACAACAATCTGGAACATTGTATTTAAGTATTAAAAAGTATAAAACAGCCTAATGCTCCTCTCTGACCTCATCTATTTTATTAAAGAAAACCGATATAAAGGTCGTAGACAGTCATTTCAACTTAATGACGAAGGTTTAAGACAGTATTTAGTGTGGGCTTTTAATAGAAATAGTTTACTTGTTGTTTCAAATGAAAATGGTCTTTCTGGTGTGGCTATAACTTACGCCTTGCATAAACCATATGATGGATATATTAGAAATATGCTTCCGCAAGACGAAGAAGTATCTGAGCAAGAAGAACTTAAAAATGAGTTATGCGTGATGGATTGGATAGCAAATAACAAAAAAACAAGAATCTCTTTAATTAATCAATTTCAAGCAAGATTTCCTAACTGGGAAAACCAGATTAAATGGGGAATCCAATTTGGACAAACTAAAATTTTAACTAACAAATATATGAACCTTTTGAAAGGAATTAACTAATATGGGATTTGACCCTGCAACCTTAACTATTGCTTCTTCAGTAATTGGAGGAGTAATGTCTAAACCAAGCAAGATTCAAGCCCCTCCACCTAGAAACTATCTTGGTGAAATGCAAGGTGCTCTTAATTCTCAAGGAAGCATCCAAGGACAACTGTTAAGCCTTCAAGGTCAGTATATGCCTCAGTATCAGCAGATGCAACAGACTTCATTGCTGAACCAGATGGGTAATGTCAATGCTCAATACCAAGCAGGGATGCCCCTGTCTTTTGGTCTTCAGAACCAATATGCACAGGGTATGAACTCCGTGTATGGCAATGTTGGTCAGACGGCTCAGAATGCCTATGCTAACACAATGAATCCTGCGTATGCTGGGCTTCAGTCTAGTATGATTAATACAGTCCAGAACCAACTTAATGCTGGTACAGGGCTTACCGACCAGATGACTCAGCAGGCTCAACAGTCTGCTAGGGCGGCTATGGCGGCTAGAGGACTTACTGGCAATCAAGCGGTTGGTCAAGAGGTGCTTAACTCTTATAATCTTGGACAGGCTCGCCAGCAACAGGCTCTTACTAACGCTGGTGCTCTGTATGGTCAGGGTATGACGCAGGCGAATAGTGCTATGGCTTCCTATGGTAGCCCTCTGATGGCATCTATGGGTGGTATGAATCCCACATCTATGCTTGGTGTTGCAGGTGCTCAGAATGCCTCTGTTAACAGCAATATGCTATTTACTCCAGAGTCCCAATATAACGCTGGTATCTATGGTGCTAACCAGTCTAACCAGATGCAGACCCAACTTGGCAATCAGCAGGCTCAGGCTGGCTGGCAGTCTGGTATGATGGGTATGATGGGCAAACTTGGTGGCTCTTACCTATCTAATCCTAACCTTGTTGGAGGAACAACTCCTTCATCTACCATTAATAAAGGCGTGGTTGATACTGGATATATGGCTAACGGCTGGATGCCTACTAGCGTTTAAATTTTATGGCTAACTCTTTTGGACAATATACTGGTGGTATTCAAGGGGTGCAAGGCATCTCTGAGGCAGGTGCGAACATCGGTAGATTTATGCAGGTCGGGCTTGAGAACGCTGGTGCTGGACTTGCAGAAGGACTTAAGGCTTATAATGACAATGTCTCTAAGGATGCTATCCTTACTGAGCAGTTGAAGGGTCTTGGCAGTCAGTTAATGCAAACGCACGATACGCTTAATGCTGACCCAGAGTTCAAGGGTATGGCGGCTAATCTACAGCCCCTAATTGACCAGTTCTCTAAAGCACCCTCGATGTCTATGAACCAGAAGCAGGGTCTTCTGCTTTCTGGTCAATCTACGATGCAGGGCATCAATCAGCAGTACACACTTCAGTCTGCTACTAATGCCTCCCTCGCTAAGCAGGGAATGAACGCATCTAAAGTTGATGCTATTAAGTTCGGAGATACTCCTACAATTCAGAATGTCACGCTGGCTATTAAGAATGCTTACAATCCTAATGTTGACTATGCGACTCAAAGAGCCGCCGCTGGCTCTGAGGTTGACAAGTTCCTAGCCGCTAACCCTGACATCAAGGCTACGGACAAGGAAGCCTATCTTGATGCTTGGCACGACCTCTGGAGGTCTAAGATTAGCAATGCTACGGACGCCCAGATGAATGCTGACACTAAGGCTAAGGCTTTGGCTCAGTTTGATGCAAAGAAAAGCCTTGATACTGGTGATTATACATCTGACCCCAACTATCTTGAAAAGGAACATCAACTTGAAACTTCTGTTGGCACTTCAGCCGTTCAAGCCAAGTACGATGCACTCAAGGCGGCTCAACCTGCTACGCCAGAAGCGGCTGTGCCTGTTGCTGAAGAAAATAAGCCTCTTCTTACTGCTACACAGAAGTTTGAATCGGCTAAGACTGAAACTCAAAAGGCTATTAGTGATGATGAAAAAGACATTGAAACTCTTAGTGATAAAATTGATGCTCTAATGCACGACACGGACAAGGAAGATAGTAAAGAGATTCTTCTTAATGAACAGCACAAATCTGAACTTAAAAAGCGTGTAAAAGAAAATAAAGACAAACTTGAAAATTTAGATAAGGATAACTTTAAGGATGACCTTCCAAATAAAGCACAAGAAGCCTCTCTTGCGGCTGGTCAAATGACTAAAGAAGATGAATTAAAAGCACTTGTTACTAAAAAGTCAGATGAAAGTGAAGCAAGATATTTAAAAGAACTTCTTACTGATGTTCAATCTGGAGGTTATGTTAGCGTTATGGATAGGTTTTCGCAAAACGCTTTGGGCAATAGTAGGCTTTCAGATGAAGTTAGAAGAGACCCAGAGTACGTAAGAATGACATATGGCAAAGATGCCAATGGAAATAGAACTTTGCTAAAGGCTGGAATCAATGCCATAGATATTGCTGAAGAAAGAAGAAAGAAACTGTTTGATTGGTTATCTGATGTAAGAAATGTGCAAGGAGTAGGAATTACTGAAAATGGTTCTGATATGAATCCAGCAGCAAAACTTGCTGTTGAAAAAATGCTTGAAGGAAGACTTGCAAAAGTTCAAAACAGAATTGCTAATCCTACTAAAGTTAAACCTACAACATCTGAAGAGGCTATTGCTAAGGCAAATGAAATTGCTACAGGTGAAACTGCTCCTGCTAAACCTGTATCTACTGCTGAAGCAAACCTTGAGGCTGGCGTAAATGAGGCTGGTAGAAC